TTAGAATTATTAACATATAATCCATAATGATTAGTAGTAGTATATACTCCAGTATGCTGAGACTGTATATATAAACCATAAGTATTAGCCAAGTTACTGCCAGCAGTATTAAAGGTAGGATTTATAACAGCAGCTGAGTGGCTTTGTAAATTAACGATAGAAGAACTATGTGTTGTATCAATAAGTAGTCCAGTCGTTCCAACGGCTCCTCCTGCGATATTAGCTCCAAGATGAAGTCTGGTTAAAGGAGAAGCTGTGCCTATACCAATATTGCCGCTACCATCTATTCTCATTCTTTCAGTACCAGCGGGCCTAAATATGATATTTTGATTAGCAACTGTTCCAGCACTTACGTGACCTATTCTTACTGGACCCGCGCCTCCTGCATATATTTCTGCGTCTGCACTTTGATTACCAACTTTAAGATATGGTCCACCACCATCTAGATAAAGATTGCCTAATGTATCACTTCTAACTCTTAATGAGTTTTCATTACTTGCATTAGTAGATTTAAAATATAGATTTCCTAAAGTATTAGTAGAATTACGTACATAAACATCTCCAGCAACATCTAATAATCCGCTGGGTGTCGTTGTACCTATACCAACGCCACTAGCAAAATACGCTCCTCCACCAGCAGTAATATATGATATTGGTGTGCCTCCAATATTTCTAGTCTCTATAGGATTAGCGGTTTGATTAGACACTTGTTGAACTACCACACCTCTACGACCAGCAATCGTAGTACCAATCTCCAAACTAGCTAAACTATCCCATGTACTTTTTGAAACTGCTAAGGTTGTATTATTAATAAATCCATTAGATCCAAAACTTAAAAATCTAGTATTATTATCTTGAGCAATATATAAAGCATTAACACTATTGGTTCTTACATCCAAATCATGAGTAGGAGTATTAGTACCTACTCCTAATCTAGATGATACTATTCCTGTGCCTATAATATGTAATTGACCGCTTGGAGAGGCAGTATTAATACCAATATTTCCATCTCTATTAATAAACATTCTAGTTGTTGGTGAGGAGCTACCTGATGGTGCTGTCTGGAAATACAATTCGCCACCATGAGGCCGATTAGCGTCGGTGCCTGACGTATTGCCGCCGACAATTCTTGCCATTGTTCCGCGATTAAAATTATTGCCACGATCTCTAGTATCAAAATCTATAGAAGTTTGACCGCCAGGAAAACCTCCTGGGCGGCTTACTAATAAAGTAATACCAGTATAGATTGGATTATTACTAGTGTCTTCTGGACTAATAATTATCATATCACTATGATGTAAGGCTAAATCATAAGACGATGTAGAATTAGAATTAGCTCCAGAGCCAATACCAGAACCTATAGTTAGTTTGGAGCCTGGAGAAACTGTTCCTATCCCAACATCTCCAGAAGATGTTATTCTTAATCTTTCTGTACCTCCAACTACTCCTCCTGTTGTGGTAAAAAATCTGTATGGTAAACTACTACGAAGAGTGGTACTTCCAGCACTAAAATCAATACCTAAACCACCAGTACCTATTCTTTCTAAGACGAAAACATTATTAGCATCAGATCTTGTTGATCTTAGTGTTCCAGAAACATCAAGAGCTTGAGTTGGATTACTGTTAGATATACCAATATTGGTTCCATCATCATATATCAAACCACTACTAACAGAGTTGTTTCCAGTCCATTTTGTTAAGTATCCACTAATTCCAACCCCTCTTACCATATTACTAGGAAATAATCCGCTTACACTACTATTAAAGTTAGTAATATTCGAGGCTGTATGAGTATGACCACTGACACTAATAATATTTCCATTCCATGTTAATGATTCTCCTGAACCAGTAATAAAATTTATGTTTTCTCCGGCGGTAAATATCATACTAAAAGGAACATTAACTTCTAAAAAAGAACCTCCATTAATAGTTAAAAAATCATCTGTCTGTATTAGAGCTGGTGTGACACTATAAATAGTAAACCCGTCGTTACCATTAAATATTTGGCTCCACCACCCTCCAATATTTATACCGCTAGTAAAAGTAGCAGACGGAGCCTGTAAAGCCCCTGTCATAACATCTCCGCTTTTATTGACTTTACCAGCTATAAGACTATTAATAGTATTGCTCACAAACTCTGTATTAGCGATCTGAGTAGTATTAGTTCCACTAGCAGCAGTAGGAACGGTTGGGACACCAGAAAAATTAGGACTATTTAATAAAGCATATGGAACTAATAATCCACTTACTGAATTAGAAAAATCTGTAATATTAGAAGTTGTGTGAGAATGACCACTAATACTAACTCCAGCACCATTAAGTCTTAATGAAGTAAAATTACCACTACTACTAGCAATCCATAAACCACTTATGCTGTCATATTGTAAAAATTGACCATTTGTAACATTGGTCACAGAAACATTATGCAATTCATCTAATTCAAAACCATTTTGTATTTTAACATATATTTTACCATTATTAGCATTTTTCCTTAGTACATATCCAATGAATACCATATGGTTTGGAGCATGGGGCTTGTTCGCTGATCCATAAACCATGCCTCCAGGTATTGATGGAGACAACCAAACAGTATCTCCAGCAGCGGATGCCGCATCAGTATCTATTCCTTCTATGATTCCTTCGCTAATTACATATCCAAACTCATTATTAGCTAAATTTTGTTTTAATAAACCTAGTGTTTTACTAGAAGTATTTTCTCCAGATGCCACAGCCAATTGAACAGTGGGATTATCTCCTTGAGCACCATTAATATAGACTACCTGCCCCTTGGTTAAACTACTACCAGTATTATTTTTAATATAAACATGAATATCCGAAAATATGGAAGATAATGATGCCCATTGATTAATACCGTCTCCAATTTTTAAAATTTTATTAGTTAAATCATATCCTGGTTCTCCACTAGCAAGCACCGGATTCACAGAAGACCATTGAGTATTAGATCCTCTGCGTAAATTAATAATAGTATTAGCGGGCATAATTCTCTTTCAACTAAAGTAATACTGATTAAGGTGTTCCGCCGTCTATACTTACACCAGAAGCTATAGCATAGCCATTAGCGCCAATTAAATTATTCCCAAGTATAGTAGTACCATTTAGTTTATATGCTAATTGATTGGAAGATAAATTAATATGTTCTGTACTAGTCCAACTATCGGTAATATCCAACCATTTAAACTCTTTGTCGGTAGAACCTTTAAGAGTAATACCTCCTCCATCCGCCGTTATATCTGTAGGGGATGGTACGCTACCAAGTTCTAAATTTTTATCATCCACAGTAACAGTTATACTATTTACTGTTGTTGTAGTACCATTAATCGTGAGATTTCCTCCAATAATAACATTTCCGCTGGTGGATAAATTGTTAATATTAACAATACTAGAATTAGAGTCTAAAATTACAGCTTTACCAGCAACACCAGTTCCAGGAATACTACCAGCTAAATAATTAATCTGAGTTGCTGTTGCAGAAACATCTGTTATGTCGGATACCTGTATAGTGGGATCAGAAAGACTAATAGTAGTTAAACCAGTAGAATCATTATAGTTAACGCTGATTCCGCTACCAGCAGCAACTCCACTCAATCCGATAATATCTTGTACAGACTCGGCAAAATCTGTGATCAACGATGATGTTATAGTTGGATTGCTAACACTAACAGTATAGTGACCACTATTGTGAGAAATCACTATGCCACTACCAGCTAATATTGGACTAGAAATACTAAGCGTATTATTAATATCATCATAACTGGTGGTTATACCGCTACCGGCTACAATAAGATTACTAATACGATCATCTATAATTTCGCTTAGCTCTGATGGTAAGACAGTACCCCATTCTAATCCGCTCCACAAAGTAGTACCATCACCAATCTTAAATTTTTTGAGAGTGGTATCAAAACCTATTTCACCCATAAATAGAGCATTAGTGGCGGATGCCCACTCAATAGATGTGCCTCTGCGTAGTTGTAAACGTGTCTTAACTGGCATAATTTATCTCCCGATATGTCTTTTAAGGTGTGCCGCAGTCAAATTCATATGTATTTAAATATTCAGCCAATCCACTAATTCTACTGACTGGCAAATTTCCATAAACCTGATTCATTGGGTATCCATCTGGCAGATCGCTGGGCAGTATTTTTTCTGCATTAATAATATCAATATTATAATACTCGTATCTTTCTATTTCAATATTATTAACATTTTCTACAAAACTAGTTTCAATATCAATAATATGTACTTGTGGCTCAGATATTTCTACTGTAAATTCACTCATACATTACACTCCAAAGCGGTTGATGATTGACTAAATCTCTTGACTATAGTGACTGCTCCATATAATATTCTAGTAGTAAATTTACCTCCGCCTTGATATAAATCGTCTGGCGATTGTATCTCCAGATCATATTTTGCAGTATTAAAAGCAAAACTATTAGTTGTAGACGCTGGTAATAATAGTGTTAATTTACCATTAATATCATCAATAGTAAATTTATAAATACTATGATCTATATTATCAGAATTAAAAATTTGAGTAGTATTAGTATTAGTTTTCCATATAAGTCTAGCGCAATATCCAGTCAAATCTACCGGATTACCACTTTGATCTTTATATATCAAAGACAATCTAAAAGAGGTGCCCTGTTCAATAGCAAAGTCGTATTTGCCTGCTGCCATAGTAGTTGCCTTTTATGTAAAATTATTGTTTTATACTATAGTATACACCCAAAAAAAAAGGCCGGCACAAGGCCAGCCTTTTTCTTTTATCCATAATGGACTTAGTGATTAGAGAGCGCCAAGTAGAACTCTACGGTTATCAAGAACGGCAAAGCCTTGTTCAGCCCAACCATAGAAGCCGGCTCTCTTCTGACGATGGAGTGTATCGTCTTCGAAGATTTGAACCTGCTCACGAACTGGCATTATAAAACTATCTCTCTTGCGAAGATCTAGACCAACTACTAGTTCAACCTTTGGAGAAGGTAGTGAACCATTAAGAGTATTACTATAGAATAGTTGATACTCTTGACCTTCGCCTAGTTCATCTAGGTCATGGAGATTGATACCAAAGACACGGTTAAGAGTGCCGTCAGCAGCGGTATAGATCTCACGACGAGTAACTTCGTCAACTTGATCTAAGCCCCAATTACGGATATCTTCCATAGCTTCTGGTGAAACATAGAGGTCGGTTAGCAAGCCACGATTGTTGCTAGCAGAGTTACCACCGCCGTTACGTCTCATTACTGTCTTCATGAGACTTACTAGACGCTTGGTAAATTGACCAGCACTAGCGTCACTATCATAAACTACGATGTTACGATCAACGCCAGCTGCTAATAGTGTGTGCCAACCGTCATCATTCATCTTTTTAACAAATGAACCCTCTAAAACTTCCATAGCGCGACCAACTACGTCCCAACGAGCATCACGAGCATACTTTAGGAGATAGTCGATTGAAGCGCCGATGTCATAGGTTGGAACCATGACGTAATCGCCTTCAACGTGACGTTCTGGAATATATCCGTGGTTAGGAACTGTGTAGGCAACAAAGTCCTTCTCTGTGCCTGGGGCTAGGAAATCTAGTGGAAATTCTGGAGTAGCACTTTGAGCTAGTTGAATTGGCTCAAAAATACCGTCTAGAATATCTCCGCTGAGAAGACCTTGACGTAATGGTAGCTCAAGAGCCTTTGCAAACTCTGCATTAGCAGCTAGAGCAACCTCTCTCTTTGGTGAACCAGAACGAACAAGAAGATCTGTTAATTCTGGTGTTGGTTGAAATGCTTTGGTATTAACTGACATTTTATTCTCCCTTATTGTTTAAGCTTAAGCAATGTTTACAGAGACTTTTGCGTAACCGTCGGCGTCTTTGCCACTCAAAAACTGTCCGATCTTTACACTATTGGTACTAGTTGTACCGATAAGACCACTAACGCCAACATAGGCATCTGCGCCAGCAACAGGTGTAGCGTTTGATACTAGCATGTTGGTTGTTACTTGACCCTGACGGAGTAGAGTAACCTTACCACCAAGCTGCACCTCGTCTTTGTGCCAGTTGATGTGTTGTCTTGTTAGATCAAGATTTACTACGTCTGTTAGTAGAACGCCGAGAGGCTTTGATCCGCTAACAGCAGCAGCATATTCAACAACAGCATTAGCATCATCCATAGATACGCCAACACCAGTTGTAGCTGATACTGCACTGACCACGCCGCCTCTTTCAGCGACTGTGTTCATGAAGAATGAAATATCTGTTAATAGTTCGATACGATCTGCTTTAAGAGCCATGTTATTCTCCCTTGTTAAGTTTTTTACCTAGTCTAGCACAAACGAATTCAAGTAATTCAGCACGAGTTGTATCCTCTTGTGAGGTAGTCTCGCCACCGACACTTAGATTGACGCTTTCCTCTGTTTCTACATCTTCTAGAGTACTAGCATCAACGGCATCTTCAGAAGCCTTTTTCTTTTCTGGGGCCTTATCTTCTTCGTCCTTCTTGTCTTTATTAAGCCAAGGAGGCATCTTGCCAGCGAAAAGACTTGTCATAGCTTCAAAAGCTTCGTCGTTAAGAGATTCAAATTTATCTACTGTTGCGGAAGCTGTATCGGTATCGATACCAGTCTCAACTAGAGATGCCATTCTCTTCATCTTCTTTTCTTTCTTGGTCATCTCTTCTTCTTTACTTTTGTATCCAGCAATAACTTCGTTAGCTGCTTCTAACTCAGACTTGACCTTCTTTACTTCTTCGTCTTTCTTAGCCATATCTTCGTCTGATTTTTTTGCAGCCTGTTCTTTTTCAAGAATACTAGCTTCGAGAGCTGCTTTTGTTTCTGTTATTGTGGTTTCATGAGCCTTAATAACATTTTCTAGTTCTACTGTTTTGTCTTTGAGAGCAGCAGCGGAGGCAAAAGCTTCCTTGACTGTTTCTGCACAGTTCATAGCCTCAATCTTGGACTTGATTTCTGCTACTTCTTTCATAAAAGATTCGAGATCTAAACTCATAATATTATTCTCCGCGTTAAGGGTTAACGTATTGTTAGATACACCTGCTTTTGATAAATCGTCTTTTTTTTCGTTTAATAATTTATTAAATGTTTCTTTGGTAAAAATAATACTGTCTGGATTAGCGGGCTTATCAACAAAACCCTTACCAGAAAATGTAATATTCCTTAATACTCTACCTATCTTATAAGTCTCATGCTTACCAGTTCCACCGTAAGCTCTAAGATGTTTTGTAAGATAAGCTGTATTATCGTTTCGTGCTAAAACTTTAAATTCTCCAGTAACTTCATCAATCAACCCATAATCAAACCCATTAAAAAAACATTCCATGCTTACAAATTTAGTACCATCCTCAATTTCAGCAATTAATTTTTGTGCTCGTTCTCTAAGATCTTGACTGCTAAACCCTTTATAAATTACAGAACCGGTAAGAATATGATATTTTTCTGGTAAATTTTCAACAGGAGTATTTTCGTCTATTAAAATACCTTCTTCTGTTATGGGCCAATTTGCTGTGATGTGGCCGATTATTAGACTCTCATCATGCTCAAGATTAGTGGGTTTATCTTCTGGGGTATTTCTAGCAGCCCATACTTCGGCTGGTGAAAAAATATCATCATTTTTATTCCATGAAGAACTTACCAAAATAGATTGTACATAATATAAATCAGAATCATTATAAGATGCTAAACTTTTAATATGTTTAATTTTAGAATCATTAATAGCACATGGCTCGACAATTGAAGCATAAGAAAAAGAAGCTGAAGCCTTAATCTTATCTTCTAGACCATCGTTAATTTCTTGATTAAATATTTGCATTATTTTACCTCTTATTCTAGACTAGAATACACCATAGAATAAAAAGACGCCTTAGCCTGTTTTTGTTCTTCCACTGTTAATTCTTTATTTAGTGCTGATCTTAATTGGTTGATCCAATTATTGTAAGCATTAATATGGGATTGTGTTTGTTGTGCAGATAAGTTGTGGATTTGAAGGGCTACTTTATCTTCGCTTATCTCTGAGAATGGGGTCGTGGAAAATAGTATTTTGGTTTTTATATTGTCTAATTCTAAACTTTCTTCATTAGATAGACTTCTTAAATTTTTCTTCTGATAAAAGTCTAGTAGTATAGGATTAACAATTTTGCTAATTTTTTCTTGAGCATCATTTGCCCAAAACATCATTGTGGCGCCAGTCTGTGGACTAAACGTTTTATTTTTTCGTGGCTGGGAATCTTTAGTATTTTTTGGTCGCCCTTCACCAGCTTCTTTTGGCAAGGATTCTGGCGAATCCTTTGCCAACTTCGTTGAAGAAGGCTGTGCCGGTGATTTCATTTCTAATGCTGGTTTCTCTCCGTTTTTCTTCTTTTCTAATTCCAAACCAACTTGACTAGGTGTGACTATTCCAGTTTGTAATGCTATCTTTTTCAAAGAACTCTCTGGTGTCGGATCGTGCCATGGACCAGCTTTCTTAATCATTCTTTCACTATCTCTTTCTCTAATTTCTCTATTTAGTCTGCTCTTTTCCATATCTGGATCAAAGCCAAAACGAGTTTGTAATAGTTCATCGCTGATAAGATTACGGTCTGCTAGTTGAATTAGTAATGCTTTTTCTGCATCTTCATTACTAAGATCCATTCTATCAAATTCAATCTTAGCTGGATATCTAAAACCCATAGCTTTTTGAACTAGGATCATTTCTTGTTCCCAAAACTCTATTAGAATATCACGACCGTATTGAAGTCTTTGTGTTAATGTCTTAAGGGAAATAAAGTTATTTGTTGTTCCAGCAGCACCGAAAGTTCCGGTAAGAGTTGGAGGAATACCAAGACCAGCATAAACACTATTTAAGTGAGGTATATACTTACCCTCTCCTAAAAATTGATGTACATTAGTCTTGCTTTCTATAAGCTCAATATCTGGTCCCCATACTAAATCCATTGTGCCACCACCAACATTATTGCCTAGTATTTGAGCTAATTTAGCTGTGGCTGCTTTAGTAGGAGCAATTTTATGTTCTAGATTACCAAGCTTAAAAATTCTAATATTAGATATGGCTCCATCTAGCGCTGCCATGTCTGCAAGTTTTAATTTTTCAATAATAGTAATATCGTCCATGATTGCATAAATCATAGGATATGCCCACGTTTGCCAATCATCTTTCTTATAATGAAAAACTAAAGTTTTATCTGGATCTAGCGGGTAAGGCTTTTTGGTTTTAGCTGCGTCAAGAATAGCCGCTGGCAAAGAAGCCACGACGTTTTTTTCTGCTTCTGTTTTTGGATTATTAACTAGTTTTCTTAGTGTTGGCGGCAATATTAATTCATAAGTTTTATATTGAACAAATGATGATAGCGGACCAGCAGCTACTTCAACAAAAGCAGGATCAATAAAAGTATACTTCCATGGAATTTCTCTTCTTTCAAGTTTGATTTCATCAATATCTTGTACTTGAAAATCTGGAGATGCTGCTGCTCTATATAATTTTTCCATAGCTTTTAGACTTAACTTTCCAGTTTGTCTACTTAGCACAACATTTCCTGTCTTATAAATATTGTTTAAAAATCTTTCTGATCTTTCTTTGCCTCTAATTTTTTTAAACCAGGTTCTATAAAATTTTTCAATTCTTTTATTTTTATGAACTGGTCTAATACCTTGACTAGCAAAATCACCCATTAAATCTATAACATTTTTAACGAGACCAACCCTCTGATAAATATCTTCTGCTTTTTTAAGTATAATTTTAAATTCACGAGGAACAGCTTCATCTGGTCTAAAGAAATCGTAGTCTGATCTTGTTAAACCTGGGCGACCAGATGTGTTTCTATCTAAATTAGAATAATCCAAACCATAGCGCCTCATAGCAGACGCTCGTTCTACTCCGGTAAACTCGTCCAACGAAGATGAAGATTTTAATGCTTCTTGTTTACTGGCTAAATCATCACCCCATGTAACGTATGCTTGTTCGTCTTTAGCGTTAGCGTTTTGTATAGCTTCACTTTTAGGATATCTTTTAGCCATATTTTTATTTTTATATTAATAGAATTATAATGCAATTACAATACGATTATACACTTTTTTATTTATAAATGCCAAGATAATCGGCATCATTAGCTCCAGAAGTGAACCATTCTGGCCCTTTATACATATTTCCATCTTGCTTGACCATATTTAGCCTATTTCCACCAACTACTTCATATTCAATCGATTGTAATGTTCTTGTCATTTGTCTCGCTAACATATTAGCTATTATTAATGAGCTATATCGGTCTTTTCGTAGTCTGCCTTTTTTACCATTTTGCAATTTAACTTCTGGAGTATCCCATCTATCACGTGCTCCAGAACCGGTGCTGGTTTGAGTCATTACAATAGTAACTAGTTCATTTTTAAGTTCTTCTATTTCTAAAATACACTCACTAAGACTATCATAAATAGGATTTAGATCGGTGTCTAATTTCTCTTTTCCTTCTTTTTCTAAAGCTAATCCTAATGTTAAATTATCAAATCTAGGAAATAATAATATTTTATCTTCTAGG